AGGGGAACTAGGATCAATTGAAGTAACGAATGATTCGACATCAGCTTGTTCCATGAATTTAAACTTGATATCCGCTTGCTTCTTCTCTTTAACAATTCTACGGATAAAGGCAAAGTAAGCTATCTGAGTAAAGTATGCAAAGGCATTAGGTTTACCAGTTCTAGTAGCAGCATCAATATTATAGTTATGGATAGCCTTAAGGCAGTTCTCTACCCCATCCATAACCATCTCATCACGATAAGTATATCGTACAAAGTTAGGTTTATGTGATAGGCCATTACAAATCTTCATGAAACAAGTAGCAATATAATCTGTTACTATTGGGTGTTTAACCCCTGCTTCATCAGCGGCTATAGAATCTTTCACATAGTCTACTACTGCATAGGAAAAGTCTCTATTATTAACATAATGAGGTTTATCTCTTGGTTTGATCTTTACTTCTTCAGGCATACTTTGTGTCCTCGGTTTATTAAACATGGTACCATTATATCATGTTTTTAGCCGTTTGTAAACGTTTATTCACCATTTAATTTATTTGTGGGAGACCGTGTACAAACGGTAGGGGGTATGGTATAATGGTACTGAGTACCAGCCGCCATTAAGTACCAGTACAAATTAACTATCAATTAAGCCAGGTTTAACATCACTAGGCCTATACATATACTACGTATATTCACTAAGCCCCATAGCTCCGGGCCATAGAGTACCAGTTACACCTAATGTACAATCGTACTACCATCAGGTAACTCATGGGTTAATACATCAATATCATCATCAGTATCAATACCATTAAGTACCATCTTCATATAGTACGCCTTCATGTGGGTATCAACACTAGACTCAGCAATGATATTATAAGAGTCTAACATATGAACCTTACCAGTGGTGAATGGGAACCAAGGGGTAAACTGATAGTCTTTAACACCTTTAACTAATACTGCCATTGGTTCTTCTAAACCTACCATAGCCCCATGCTCAGTATCAACATCATGGACGTATGCTATAATAGACTCACCATTCATTAGTTTAAAGTATTTAATGTTTAGTTCTTCTATAGTACTTGGTAGTTTATCATTCATAATGCTATTTATATGTTTAATTCATGTATTTTAAATTTGAAATGTTGTTGGGCATATATTCGAATACGTTCAGCGGAATGTTTAAGGGTATAATTTTTATGGGATCTCCAATGAAGATCATCAGCAATATCATATATCTTAGCGGCTTGATCATTATCAGCTTTACGTAGGGCCCTACCAATTGATTGAAGTATCTTAATTTGAGACTTAGAGGGGGATGCAAAGATAATATTATGTAGATTCCTAATATTAATACCGGTGGAGAATGTACCAAGGGAAGCTACAATAATAGCATTTGATTCTGTTTCAGTTATCTTTCTAATATCCTCACGAGTTTCTGCATCGGTATTACCACTTACAAAGAATACCTTCCTTCTAACATGGGCCCCTTCGCTAATCATCTTATGGAGGGGTACCCCATGCTTCTCAACGAATTGGAATAATACTAAGGTATTACCATCTTGATCTAACGCTAAGTTTTTAATAAACTTATTGCGGGGGGCATAACTAACTATATGTTGCATCTCCTCGTGATATTTAGCCTTACTTAGGGATTTACACATTTCTTGGGGATGCTTTAAAAGGATGATATCGATTTCAACATCAGATAGATTACCTTTGTCAATTAACTCTTTGGTGGTGGTAATATTCTTAACTGGCCCAAACAAACCTTCAAGGACTAGCTTATGGGTTTGAGTACCATCAAGGGTCCCAGTTAAACCAAATCTATAAGAAGCCTCTGTACATTTAGATAGGATAGAGGTTAAAGACTTAGCCTTAAAGTTATGGGCTTCATCACCTATAACCATACCAAATTGTTGGAAGTAATCCGTTGGCATCTTATAGATCGACTGCCAAGTGCTAATGTATATCTCCTTTGATCTATCATTCTTATCACACCCTGCCATAATCTGATGGCATTGATTTACATCAAAGGTTTCATCAAATTGAGAGTAGTCTTCAAAGTCACCATACATTTGTTTAACCAAGGAGGTGGTAGGTACAATTAATAATACCTTCTTCTTGTTGTATTCTAAAAAATATCTAATTAGTAAGTATATAACTAAAGACTTACCAGAGGCAGTAGGAGATATTAATAACCCACGGCGATGCTTCAGGCCATAGGCCACAGCATCTTTTTGGTATTCCCTTGGGGTAATTTTCTTACCATTAGATGATAAAGGTAAAGCATCGATCCAATCTACATTGTCATCATGATAGATGTCGGGTCGATCGTAGTAATGGGAATTAGAATCATCGATAGTAATATAATAATCTCGCTCATCGGCAAACTCCTTAACATAACGATATAAACCCACGGGTAAAGTCTGGGCGCGCATATCTAATAAACGTACTTTACCATCCCACATTTTATTTCTAAAGGCTGGCATATATTTGTAGCCAGGTACAAAGAACGTAAAGTACTCAGCTAATTCATGTAGTATTCCTTTATCATCAGAATCTACTATTAAGTAAGTATTGTTCTTAACTGATATCTTTATTTCCATTATACACCTGCTTCAAAAGATCTCCATTTGATAATATTACCTATCGTCTGGTGACGCCACCTGATAGTATCTAATATTTCCTTTAAAGTATCTATAAGGACTTTATGGTATTCTAATTCCGCTTGGGCCTTCTGGATATCCTCATCAGCATCATAATAATAATTCATTTCCCCTTTAAGAGGTTTATGTAAGCCATTGAAGGGATCATATTCCCACCCGAATAGATCTATTTGTGGTTGGGATAGTTTGCCATTATAATAAAGCCACTTGTTCTTAAGTAGGGTATTATAATTTAACTCTTTCTGTTTCTTTTTGAGTTTGGCTACGGTAATTAAGGATAGGTACTTCGAGTGTAACGAAGCATTCTTAATTGTAGTATCATCTAATTTGAATTGATCGATCTGGCCATCTTCGGCCCACATGTCAAGTACTTCTTGTATATCCATAATATAACTTCCTTCATAATATAATTATATTTATACAGTAAAGGATTCACCACATCCACACTTTGCCTTAGTTAAGGGGTTATTAAATTCAAAGCCTTCGTTTAGGCCATTAATAACATAGTCTATTTCTGTTCCATCAATGAATGTTAATGATTTCTCATCAACTATTATTTTGGTGCCATTAGAATAAAACTCTTTATCATCAAGGTTAATAGTATCAGCAAACTCTAGATTATATGCGTATCCAGAACACCCTGTAGTTTTAATTAATACTCTTAAGCCAAAGCCAGAACCCCTCTTCTCTAAGAACTCTTCTACTCGTTTAGCACCTATTTCTGTTATTGTTATCGACATAGTCTTTGATAGCAGCTTTAATACAGTCCTCGGCTAATACTGAACAATGGATTTTAACGGGGGGTAGTTCTAACTCCTCTACGATTTCAATGTTCTTAATCGCAGAGGCTTCATCTAAGGTTTTACCCTTAACCCATTCAGTTAATAATGATGAAGCGGCAATAGCAGATCCACATCCATAAGTCTTAAACTTAGCATCTTCAATAACGCCATCCCTGACTTTAATTTGAAGACGCATTACATCACCACATGCTGGGGCTCCCACCATGCCAGTACCTACAGTGGTATCATCTTTATCAAATACCCCTACGTTGCGTGGGTTTTCATAATGATCTAAAACTTTTGGACCGTATGCCATTTAAACCTTCCTTATCCTGAATATGTATTTACCACCATCTTCTTCTAAATCTAGTAATATATTACCTGTTTGCTTACAAAAGGCATCCATATCTTTAACAGATCCTGCGTCAGTAGTAATGACTTCTAATACATGGCCTACTGTTAAGTTTTTTAAAGCTTTCTTCGTCTTTAGAATTGGTAAAGGACAATTAAGGCCACTAGTATCTTCTCGAGAATTAATTACGTAATCCATTAGATACACCCAGTCGGCTTGGGAAGGCCTGCGAACTTACACCCTTGCTTACCAGGGCCATATGGAAACAACACATATAGATATTTTTCT